GTGTCCGCTGTGGCTAAAAAAACGCCCTGTGACTTCTTACCCTTACTGAGATTGCATCGCTTACAGGCAGGCACAAGGTTATCTAAACTCATTGGGTCACCACCGCTAGCTATAGGGATTACGTGGTCAACCTGGCTAGCCTCTTGGCCACAGTAGTAACACACCCAGCCGCCAGCGTTTAGCACTTGTAAGCGCCTAGCCTTATAGCGCCTGTTGTCTCTAGGGTCTTTAGCCTTCACTTAGTAATGCCCTACTTTCTTATGATGATCTAAAGCTGCACAAGGATTAGAAAATCTTTTAGTAATGTATTTAAGCCCTAAGTCTATCTGCTTATATGGATTGGTCTCTGTCATTTTCAATAGTTGAGGTATGCCGTATGCGCTGCTCTTAGGATTCTTAGCATTAGGGTTCCATTGGCTTTCATTACGCCACAATATAACTAAACATCTATATTGCTTATCATTAGATAACTTCATATGAGCATATAACTTATAGCTCTCTACGTTTGGATCGTAAGCCTGTGCTGGCGTAATCCCAATTACACATAGCACGCCCAAAAGCACCAAACATCGCCTGCGAGCTATCCGCCTCAGCGGCTCGCCAGCGAGTTGTGATGCTAACGTACGTGTCAAGTTACTGGCCAGTTGTGGATAACTTACGCGGGTTTGGCGTGTCGTCCACAGCCTTTTGGCTGCCTGTGGATAACTTTTCATCTTATCCTTGCTAACTTTGTACGGTGTAATGCCTCAGTTGCTGGCTCACCTAAGGCGAATAAAAAGGTTTGAAAACTAATAGTTTGAGCTTTACCGTCAGGCCTCTCAAACTTAAAATCAGGGCTTGTAGGCATTATGGCATCTGCGCAATTCCATATCTCGGTGAACCATTTAGATCTACTTACAGGCGCAAGAGCTACACCATTGCCATTTTCTATAAACTTACGCATCCAGGGCGTTGCTTTGCTAAAAGGTGGATTCATCCAAACCAACCCCCCCCCCCAGTCTTGTGCAAGGCCGTCATCAGCTTGGCTAAACCAACGCTTTGCGGGTAACCACGGGATGCCTTGTAATGGTGCTGCCACGTCTAAATCGAACTCTAAGCCCATTAAATCAAAAAGCCATTTGGGCGTGTAATAATCATCGGTTGTTGTACTTTCGCTTACAACGTTGAACAGGCTATTTTGCATCCTTGCCCCAACCTTTGCCCTTAAATATGGCACCGATTGACCCGTACACCTGGCGCATAGCAAAGCCACAGCACATAGGTACGTTTACATCGTGTATAGATCGCTCAAAGTCGCAACGGATATTACAAGCTACACACTCATACTCATACATCGGCATAAGTAACCAACAGGCATACACTCATTTTGCTACATACTGTGCATTGTAAAACCTTTACGTTTTCAGGCAGGTTATCTGTAACTATCCGCTCTATCTGCGCTGTGATTTTCTTACAGCTGCGGCACTCAAAACGTATTGACTCACTCATAGCTGCACCGCCTCAGCGATAGGCAAAAGGGCCACGGTTTTATCAACCTGGCCCTCGCTATCAAACTCTGTCTTAGCAGGCAGTTTTTTAACCGTCCACGTAACTTTAGTTTTCTTGAGATTAAAGGCGTATATGCCCTTAGGTGTGGCATTGACATAAAACGGCGTAAAACCCAGGCGCTCGGCCTCTTGTGTCAGCGCCTCGTACTTATCGCGCTCCAAGATTAGCTCGTCATAATGCGTATGCCTGCACTTTAGCTCTATATGTAGCTTATAGATCGTACTCGTACAGTCGTGGCTGTCGTATTGGTCTTTGCTCTTTTCTAAATCGCTCAGGTACCAACCTTTTATGTAATTAAACAGCTCTTGCTCGTTTTCTATCATCGGCAGCCTTTGCAAAACCATATAACGTTTTCAACGGGGTCTGACTTTTGATAACCAAACTTATCTAGCTGCGTGACCATAGCGCACTTGTCGCATTGTTCAACTTTGTACTCAGCTGCTAGCTCACCGTCTATAAAGAGTTTGCCAGTCATAGCCTGCAGGTTAATTAGCTCGTATTGGTCGCTCATACCTGGGGCGCCCAACCTGTTGAGGTTTGCATATACCAAACTGGCTCACATTGTGTTGCCTTGCTCTTTTCGATACAGCTGTAATTGCCCCACTCTTTGCCTGTCTTAGCGCTTGTGCCCGTACGCCAAACGCGTGCCCCGTGTTTACACTCAGGTTTACCTTGTAAGTAGATGCCACCTAACTCATTTTTAACTGCCTCAATGCCTGCAGCTATAGTTGGTGTTGTAGCCCATAAATCTTCACTTACTGGCGCTACATCTCTAGTGCTAAGAGCCTCTACCTTTTCCATATCCTGCTTTGTACTGCGAGCAATACCGCCAGGTGTAAGTAGGCCTATCACTCTGCCGTAACAGCTTGTAATCGCGTTTTCTACCCAAAAATGAAGGTTTACTCCACGATCTGAGCGCATCTCAAAGGCATAGTCAACAGCGCTTGGCTTTTCATCCTCGTAGTTTTTGTAGGCTTCACCTTTAACAAGAATATAACCTTTTGTTATATCTATGTCCTCAATGTATGCCACTAGGCGCAAGGTTGGGTACTCGGCACGCGCTCTGATAATCCTCGCGTTGACGTCCTCATATCCTTCAAGAAAGTTGCTCACTTGGCAGCCTCGCTTTCGCGTAACGCCTTAGCGATATTACGGCCACGTAGGTAACCTTCACCCAGGCCTACTTTATAGCCCCAGTCATAAGCTGCGTAAATAAACAAACCCACAATGCCCGCCAGCATCGCTACTATAATAAAATCTGCACTATTCATCTTTCGCCCTTTGTTAAGGCCGATAAAGCTACTACCTGAGTAGCCCTCTCAGCGTGTGGTTAAAGTATGAACCCACCCACCGACAAAAGGCAACGCGACACGCCCTACTTGGCTAGCCTGTCCTCCAAAAGCATTTCGTAAATCTTGTCCACGCGCTGCTCTATACGATCTACGCGCCCCCTTAGGTTATGGCCACCGTTGCCGTCAGGCTTTAACTCAGCCAGGTAATACTTAACAAGGTGCCTAACAAGCCCAGCCATAAAGCCACTCAGCGTTGCTATCCCCAATAACAAAGCTACATATGACTGGGCCTGACTCATTACTTAGCTCCTAAGCCAAACTGCTTTTCTTTAGGGTCAATGCCTTTGAGAATAGGGGCTATGAGGCTTGCTACAAGGGCGTTAGCCAATACTTTAGGGTCAGTAATACCTGACATATAGAGCGCGGCTACGCTAGCTAGTGCGGCACGCCCATAGGAGTACAGGGCAGCCGTAATTGTTTTCTTGTTCATTGATTAGCTCTTTTCTGCCCTTAGTTGATTTGTTTGAGTACGCACACCGTGTTAGTGCCCGATGCGGTAACGCCGTAAAGGCCCTCATTATCGCCTACTGGTAATTCCATTTTATCGCCATTATCTAGCTTATAACCGTTTGTAGTAGAGACGTTGGCAGCTCCAATATAAACCACACCGCCGCCTGAGTTGTGCAGCCATACGGTTTGATCAAAACCTGTTGCAGCTACTAATACTGTCGCAGTTACGCCTACGCTTACCTGTGCGCTAGTTGGCATTTTCTAATCCTAACTTTGTAATTAACGCCCTGACCTTTTCAGGGCTTAGTGCTATCTCAAAGTGCATCTCATCTTTTCTAGCCCAGTCCCCGCCCCAGGTTAGGCCATATTTTTTAGCCAGGGCACGGATCATAGGTACCTTAGCTGCATCAAACGTGCCTACTTTGCCTAAAGGATGCTTAGAGGCGTTAAGGTCTATAGCTGTGCCGCTGCTATGGTTGCTAAGTTTACCTGGCACATTTCTTACATCTCTGTAACAGTACCCCCAGTCATCTATCGCCCCACCCTCTAACGGCTCTATTAGCTCGTTGAACTCTTTAGCAAAGTTGAGTAGCAACGGCTCAACCTTTTCAGCGCAACGCAGCTTAAGGTTTGTGTTCTCTACCTTGTAGGCCTTTATGCCTATCTCTGCCTGATCCTTAGATGCTGGCCAGCCGTTGTAGCTAGTCTGCATCCTTAGTTACTTTCTCAGTCAAGTGTTCCACTATTCAGCCACCGTTGCATCTAGTTTCCAGTCTTGGATTGAACTGTCCCAAGAGTAGCCAAAGCCCATATCAATAGATTCATCCTTTGTGGGCATCAACAACTACCTTTGCTTCAGATTCTTTAGATGCATCAATATCTAACCAAAAGTTACCAGCGCCATCAATCATTGGACTGGTTTCTGTATTGACTGTGATTCCAGCAGTTGCCAATTCTGTTATAAGTTTTCCACCGTTTAAGTTTTGAGGTAAATTGAATTGTATTAACATTTATGCTCCTAAGTATTCGCAATCAAACCAAACAAAGCCCGCTGCTCCATTGGCTTCATCAAAAGCAATTTTAGATGTACCTGAAGTTTGGCGTAAATAGACTTCAACATAATCGCCTACCGCAAGACTTAAAATCATTGTTGCTTGATTTGCTTCAGCATTTGGCACATTTATAAATGCATTTCGCGTTCCAGCCGTACCATTTGTATAAATTGTACAAGTAGAAGCAGCAGCGGTTATACCTTCACTCCAGGAAAAACGATAATAGCCACCTTTGCCTGAAGGAATTGTAATGCGAGATGTGTTTGTACTTGTATCGTGATAACCACCAACATCAAAAACTTCAGTTGGCCAAGTAACTGCTGTATAAGTTGAATCTGGAATTGATTGGTTTCCGCTTAGTTTGGTAAGTCGGCAACCTGAATAGGAAGCACTGCTTGCTGGTGTCGCCCATTTCAATCCTGTTGAAGTGGAACTATCCGCCACAAGTGTTTGATTATTGCTACCCACAGTTAAAACTTGTGCCGTGTTTGAGCCTGTACCTACTAATAAGTCACCTTTAGCAGCTGTAGCCAAAGTTAATGATGCTGTGCCGCTTGTTACTCCACCTGCCAGGCCTGAGGTTGCTCCTGTTGTAATGCCTGTTATGTCGCCTGGGTTCGCCCCGTTCCATATTGCTGCACTTGTGCTAGAGAAGTAAAGAGTGCCGCTATCGTATTGGTTAAGTATTAAAGATCCAGCTGTAGATACTGTTGCCGTACCTGCAGTAATTGTGCAGGCTCCAGCGCCGATATTAGTAATAGTCAAAGTATCGCCAGCTGTAAACAAAGCTGTGTTTACTGTGATAGTTGTAGCGCCAGCGTTGCTCATTGTGATACGAGTGCCCGCATCGGCAGCAACGAGTACATAACTGGCAGTTTTTGCGCTTACCGTCCAGTTGTAATCATTAGCCTGTAGCGCGGTCATCTGCGCAGCCGTCAATACCTGGCCCGTGGTATAGGTCTGTTTAGCCATTTACGTACTCCTTAATAACTTAATACGCCGCTGTCAAGCAAGCCGTATATAGCTGAGTCTAATATAAAGCCGTCAATAATTGGCTCTAAAGTGGTGAGTGTTGTTTTCCAGCTATTAGGCGTAATGCTTTGAGCTACGCCAAACACCTGCAAAGTCTTAGTAAGGGTTGAACCCCCAGGTTGGTTAGTTGTAATAGTTACAGGATCGAAGTAGTCAAGACCTAGCGCTGCAATAATGCCCGCATTGTAATTATCGGTATAAAGGTCTAGCTGAATAGCATCGCATCGAATAGAGGTCTCAGCTCTAGATGCTACGTATGCTTGTGCATAGTCCAGGGCCACGGCATCGGTTTGCATTAGCAGGTTTTGTTGGTTGTAACTATGCACAAAGTACTTATCTATGCTGGGTTGGTTTATGGCTACCTGAGCTGTGCCGCCTGTGCGGGTAATACTGGCTGAGTTATAAACTAGAGTATCGTCAAGGCGCCACACCGCGTTAAAATAACCAATAGCTGAGCCGTTATCGTTAAATACCACAGGCGTAAGTCCACTACTGCCAGCGGTTACCGCACGATCTTGGAATACAAACGAGCCAGCGGCATCTACATACAAAGCCCCATACTCGCTTGTCTCTACGGTTTGCATAGCTGCAAGGCTTGTGCGGGCTGTGCCTGGGTCGTTTTGCATCGTGGTTAAACCCGCATCTACGTCACGCATAGAGGTAGGCCAAGCAATTTGATCTAAGATTTGGTTAATGCGTGTGCCCGATAAATCGCCAGCTGCGGCACCTGTTACCGTACTTATCTGTGCATTTTGTGCCAGTCTGAAAGCATCTACAGCTGTGATAGTCGTATAAACCACGTCATTGGCATTTTTAGGTATAGTAGTTGTGTAGCTAGTAATAAAGCCTGCAAAAATAGGGTAAGTAACTGCCCCGTATGTAGCTGTGATCTGCACTTTACGCATAGGCGTTAAATAGGTGTAATAAGGGCTGGCTGGGTTTTGTGGGTTAAAGTCACCGTTTTGGTCAACTATACGCATAGATAAAGTACCAGTTTGGAATTGGTCAGCCTGAGCGTTACGCCCTCTAATAGTTTGAATATTATCTACAACGTCAGATACGTCCACAATGACAGAGGCGCTGTCTGCAAGGATATTGGTACCTAAGATTCCAGTATCTAAAATCATAGCCTGAGCAAAGCTAGGGCCAGTACTAAAGTTAATGACCGCGTTAATTACTGGCACGGTCATACTGCTATAGCTCCTGCATAAGTAGTTGAGTAACCGCGGCGGGCTATCTCATTAAGTGCGTTTTGGACAGCATCTACGATTATATTTTCGCTACCAACCACGCCTGCGTTTACAGTTATATTGTAAGCGCCTGCAGGTATCTGCCCCTCGCCTGCTCCTGCACCACGGCCTGAGCCTTTCTCGGCAAAATAAGTCATAGCGTTAGAGGCTGCCTCTTGTGCTACCTGAGTTAATAAATCAACGTTGCGGTCTTTGTTTTGTCCAGGGTTGTAGTCAACGCCAGGTATGAGGCCAGCAACGGCTGCAGCTGTGCTACCTCCACCTCCACCGCCTCCACCACCACCCGCAGCCCCACCACCAACGGCAGCGGCTACGGCTTGTGGGCTAATTCTGATACCTGCCATAGCAGCTAATAGAGCTAGAGCTTGGTTGAGGTTTTCTAGGTTAATTAAATCTTTAGGCTTAAAACTATTGAGGATATTATTTATATCTGCCAGTTTAACGGCTTGGCCTTGCAAGGTACCTAAAATCAATAAATCCTTATTAAGTTTAGCTGCAAGGGCAGTAGCGCCCTCAACGTCTTTTGCAGCTATAGCATCTTCTAATTTTAAGATGTCTTGTTTAACGGTTAGGCGCACTAGGTCATTAGCTAGTTGCATCTTTTGCTGATCTGTTGCAGTAGCGCCTAGTTTGTTAATCTCATCTTGCTTTGATAGCAGGGCTGCCTGTATCTGAATAGCATCCATATTAAATACATCTTGGCCTTTGCCTAAAGCTAGGGCAGCCTTGTCTAAAGCGGCTTGGTCTTTCTTAGCCTTAGTAGTCGCAAGAGCTGCGGCAGCCTGAGCCTTTGCTAAAGCTGCAAGCTCTTTATTACGCTTAATAGCATCTAACTCAGCTTTCTTTTTAGCTGCTAAATCTGACTTTTGAGTATCCTGGCTCAAAACGCTAAGGGCCATATTGCCCGCACCTGTTGGGGCTACCGTCCTACCGCCCGCTTTGCCACCACTTACGTAATAACCAGGACTAAAAGCTTTTTGTGCAGCTGTGCCTGTTAGGGCTGATACGGCATTACCTACCTGAGTTACAACGGAGGCAAAGGCTGAGGCCAGCGTATCTATTTTGCTGATAAGGCCGTCAACGCCATTACTGCCACTTATCTTGATAATGGCATCTAATAGAGCTGTGCCAATAGTCTCGCTAGCGTTAGATGTAGCCACGCTGAGTTTGGCCATTGATCCCGCATATGAGTCAAGAGCTACACCACCTGCACCTGCAAAGTTTTGCCGTAGTTTGGTACTTATCTGCTCAAAATCCATAGTTTTTAACTCGGCCTGAGTGAGTCCTAAGTTAAGTTGCTTTAAGCCTTTTGTATTACCTACATAAGCCTGGCTTAAAATATCTACAGTACTGGCGTAGTCCAAACCGCTGCCACTTGATACATCAAAAGCCAACTGCATTAAATCTTGTGCCTTAGTAGCTGAGCCAGTTACTTGGGCTAATTGACCATAGGCAGGCCTTAATTGGTCATCAAGGATAGCCGTTTGCTTTTCCATTGACTTTATAAAACTTTCAGCATCTACTGAGGCATAAGCCAAACCTACATTTTTAAGGTTATTAGCTAAAATCTTTTGTGCTTTTTGATCGTCAGCTGCAGCCTTCATAGATGCCTTGCCGTAAGCCACAAGGGCCTTAGCACCGTATGCAAGGCCAACAGCGCCCGCTAACTTCTTAGCTGAACCACTTAATTTAGACAAAGCGCTTTGAGCTTGCTTAAATCCTTTAGCATCAAACTCGCTACCAATATGAACATTAACGCCTGATTTTTGTACCATTATGCGGCCTTTTTAAGCGCTGAGGTGTTGGCTCTGTTATAAAACATAGTTTTGGTATTGCTGATAGCCGTCATAGCTGCACCTAGAGCTACGCCTTGATTAGCGGCCCAGGCGCGGTAGAGTATACGGCCTACGCCTTCCCTACTAAATACAAGAGGCGGTAAATTAGTAATGAATTGCTGACCAGCTTTAGGGTTACTAGATCGGCTATATTTTTTACTAGCCCCGCCAGCCTTAGGCCCAACCCACGGCTGACCTGTTGGGTTTTTACGCCCTGCGGTCTCATAAATGGCGCCAGCTTGTGAAGCGTTATAAATAGTAGCCATAGCACTAAAGCCGTTTTTGTTAGGCTTGCTTGGGCCAGTACTTAGCCCAATACCTTTAGTAATGGTGCTTTGCTCATAAAATGGGAATCTAGCCTCACTAAATGGCCGTGCCGCCCAGCCACTCATAGGTGAACTAGACGGTGCAAAACCACGGGCCTGAATAACTACAGGCATTAAAACTTTGCGTAATTCTACGCGTAGCTCCTTTTCTAAGTCAGGTGCAAAACGCCTTAATGCTTTACGTAGATCGTTATTACCTCTTATTTCTACGTTGGGCATTTTGCATCTCCTTAGCTCTATCGTTTATAACCCTGAGGATATTCTTAAACATAGCATCATCAAGGTCTAGTAAATACTGGGGCGCGATGCCTGTCTCCACGGCTAGCTGCGCTATGAGGTAACCAAAGTTACCGCGCCCCACTATTGCGAAGGGTCATCCTCCAACACCTCAACCTTAGCTAAGGTATCTAAGAATAAAGCCCCAAAAACAGGTACTTCAACGCCACTTGATCTAAGGCACTCGTGCGCTAGCCAGTAAACATCACTCTGTTTTTCATCATCTCTAAAGGCTTTGTGAAAACCTTTTTTTGCATATAACTCAAAGGCCCACTCGATTTTTGGCGTTATCTGATGCTCAGATACGGTGCCGTCAGCCCTTGTTATTTTGAGTCGTGCCATTGTGTTAGCCCCTTTTCTTTATTCTCAGCTTGTTGTAATTACGATTGGTGAATTACAGGTAAATGTAATGCTCTGTGTAGCAATATCGCCACAGCGCCGTTAATGTCTGTGGTGTTATTGACCAAAACAGTAGTGCTGTATAGCGGATTAGTTGCAGATGTAGCAGCGCTTGTTTGCTTTAGTGTCAAAGGTACTGTGGTACCCCAGGCAGCTTGCAAAGTTGCGCGTACTGATCCTGCACCTGTGGCTGCATCATCGTTTAGAAAATCTAACGTGATTGTGCTGGCTTCAAGGCCCTTAACAAACTTGTGAGCTGTATCGCCCATAGCTGTTACTTCTAGCTCGTCAAAACTACGATTAATTGTAGCCGCAGTTGTTACGGTGCTAAGTACTACGCTGTTTAGCGTTACTGTTACGCCATTGGATAAGAATATGGCCACGGCCTAATCCTCTACTTTCTCTTTAGTTGGTTTGTCTTGTTTTGGCTCTACATTTTCTTTTGGTACTTCTTGGCCGATTCTCTTAAAGAAAGCCAAATCTTCCTCGCTCCACGCCATTTTAGTCTCCTATGTCCAGCTGCTAAGTATAGATAATTGTAAATCTGCGGTTAATAAATCACCGCTGGCAACACTCAAAACTGTGGGTGCAGTTACAGCGGTAACGTTAAATACGATTGAACTAGCAGCCAATTTATTAAACACGGCTACTACGGTGTCCTCTATGCCTTGTAAGTTAGCCTCATTAGAAAACATTGGTACGGTCATAATAATCTTAAAATTAGCCATAGGCGAGATAGTTGCCTGAGAGTTATTACTAGGCGTGATATATGGATCCGCAGGGGCCACCACCACGCTGTTACTTTGCATTGTGCTGGGCGGGTAATTAAAAACCGTCCATACGCCAGGGTTAGCAAGGGCTGTAGCAATAGTTGTACGTAAAGTAGTTATAGCCGCTGTCATTTTAGCCCACCATAGCAGCGGGTGAAAGGTACGGGGCTAAGAGGCCACGCACAGATGCCATAAGTGTGTTTGACATTTTAAACGGGCTAGGTGTGTAGCCGTCTAGGCTAGTGCCACCGTTTTGAGTACTAAATCTAGATGTCCATATATTTTCAGCTAGCATTAAAGCTGCAGCATTAATAGCTGGGGTATTGGCGTAGGTAGCGGTTTTTGTATCGTCACCTGTCATAGTGCCATAAGGCAATACGCGCCTAAAGTTTTGGTCAGCTGCAGTTTTGGCATATTGGATAAAGCTATAGCCCTGTGGGAATTGCCAATAGTTAAGCTGCATATTAAACGCTGGCAGGATATTAGCCGTGCCTGTGCTAAATGGCATTGTGCCCGTGATCGTGTAAGTACCGTTAAAAGTTGAACCAGCCCCAGCAATAGTTACTGATTGGCCCGTAGTAAAAATGCCAGGGTTGGCAACCATAACGGTAGCGACATTAGACACCAACGCGGTACCGACTACGGGCGCGTTAT